TGCTACATTCACGAGCCTAGAAGGTATTGGGTACTTGAGCAAACGTTTCCTACTAGAACGTTACCTAGATCTAAGCGAAGAAGAAATGACACGCAACGACGAGCTATGGGCTCAGGAAAACGGTGTAGTAGAAGATACTACTGCTCCTGATGCTGGTCTACGTAGCGTTGGCGTAAGTAATGCAGGTATTCAACAGGATTTAGAAACTCTAACGCCAAATCCTGAAGGACAACTGCCGGCTGGCGCAGTGCCAGGAGGCCCAGAAGAAGCAGGCGCCCCAGGTAGCGCACCAGCTGGTGGTGGTGGTGCTCCCGCTGGTGGATTAGGTTTGTAGGTTTTTGGTAAATAATAACATGAACCTACTAGAAGTCTTTGACCAAATGCCGCAGGGCTATCGCAGCGAAAAAGAAGATCACACTGAGTTAAAACTTAAAGATCTCCGTAAAACCAAGCTGACTCTAAAGCAGATCAATAGACTGCGTATCATGAATGACGTTCGCAAGCTAGAACACGAACAAAAGATAGAAAAAGTGCAACAGCAATACAAAGCACCACCTGCTGAAGCACCCGCGATGTAGTTATCACCTCAAAACGAATCAAAAAACACGCATTTAACCCCACTTTGTAATAAATCTGTTAAATATATAAACATAACATACCTCATGGTGTAAGTTTCAACCGAATTAATATTAATTTTTAAGGAGTTCTTAAATGAGCAACAAATACGAACAATTAGTCGAATTCATCATTAACGATGAAACAGACAAAGCTCGTGAACTTTTCCACAAGATCGTTGTAGAAAAATCACGTGATATCTATGAAAGTCTAGTTGAAGAAGAAGATCTAGATGAAGTAATGGGTGGCAACGAAGTAGAAGAAATGGTTAAAGACGTTCAAATGGACGAAGAAGGCATTTCAGAAGAAGAAGAATACGGTGAAGAAGGCGAAGAATCTGAAGAAGATGAAGATGGCGCTTTCGATCACGACGAAATGGGTGGTGAAGAACAAGACGTTGAAACACGAGTAGACGACTTAGAGTCAGCACTTGACGAATTAAAAGCTGAATTTGATGCATTAATGGCTGGTGAAGAGCACGAAGAAGAAAAATTCCCAGGTATCCATGATGGCGAAGAAGGCGAAGAAATGGGCAACGAAGAATTCTACGAAGCTGAAGAAGACGAAGAAGATTCAGAAGAATTAGACGAGTCTAAAGAAGAAGATGACGAAGAAGACGACGAAGAAGATTTAGAAGAGTCAAGAATCGTTAAAGAATACGTTGACAATGTTGGTACACCATACAAAGGTGAATTAGATGGTAAAGAAGGTAAAACAGTTGGTACAGGTAACAGCTTCAAAGCTCCTATCCAAACTAAAGACCCTGTAGCATCTAAGAACGACATGGGCGGTACAGCTAAGAATATCGCAACTGGTAAAGCTAATGCTAATCCAGATGGCAATACTCCAGCTAAAGAAGGCGCTCCAAACCAATACAAAAAAGGTGAAGGTAATTTACCACACGCAGGCAGCTTCAAAAACGTTCCAGGCAAGAAAAAAGTATGGGACGGTGGTGCTGACAAACAATGGACTAAAAAAGATCCAGAAACAGGTAAATTAGCAGGTGATGATGGTAGTCGTCCAATTGGTAAGACTCCAGTTATCAAAACAACACCACGTTAATTAGGAAACTATAATGGCATTTTATCTTAAAGAGAACTTGACTTTTGACGCAGCTAGAATGGAAGTGCTAACTGAAGCTTCAGCTGACGGTAAAGGTAAGAATCTTTACATGAAAGGTATATTCATCCAAGGTGGCGTTAAAAACCACAATGAACGTGTATACCCAGTAAATGAGATTGAAAAAGCCGTTTCTACATTAAATGAACAAATCAAGGGTGGTTACAGCGTTTTAGGCGAAGTTGATCACCCTGATGATTTGAAAATTAATTTAGACCGTGTTTCACATATGATTACTGATATGTGGATGGATGGACCTAACGGTTTTGGTAAATTAAAGATTCTTCCTACTCCAATGGGTCAGTTAGTTCAGACCATGTTGGAATCAGGAGTAAAACTTGGTGTTTCATCTCGTGGTAGCGGCAACGTGAACGAGGGAGACGGCAAAGTAAGTGACTTTGAAATAGTCACAGTAGATGTAGTTGCGCAACCAAGCGCACCAAATGCATATCCAACAGCTATCTACGAGGGGTTGATGAATATGCGCGGTGGCAGTAAGGTATTCGAAATGGCAAAAGAAGCCGGCGCAGATCAAAAAGTGCAAAAATATTTGAAGCAAGCTGTTACAAGCCTAATCAAAGATTTGAAAATTAAATAGGAGATCAGCATGTTAGAAGCTATCAAACCATTGTTGGATAGTGGCATCATTAACGAAGATACTCAAGCAGCTATTACAGAAGCTTGGGAAAAACAAGTTAATGAAGCACGTGAAACTGTTCGCGCTGAATTGCGTGAAGAGTTCGCACAACGCTATACACACGATAAACAAGTAATGGTTGAAGCTCTAGACAAAATGGTCACTGAATCACTCACCGCTGAACTCAAAGAGTTCGCCGAGGAGAAACAAGCTCTTGTTGAAGATCGCGTGAAATTTAAAAAACACATGGTTGAATCAGCAGGTAAGTTTAATGACTTTATGGTTACTAAACTTGCAGAAGAGATCAAAGAGTTACGTCAAGATAAGAAAGTTCAAACTGAAGCTATCGCTAAGTTAGAAAAGTTTGTTATCCATGCACTAGCTGAAGAGATCAAAGAGTTTGACCAAGACAAACAAGCAGTTGTAGAAACTAAAGTTAAACTAGTGGCAGAAGCTAAAGCAAAATTAGCAGAACTACAAGGTGCTTTCGTTAAACGCAGTGCTAAACTTGTCAAGGAAGCAGTGGCAAACAATCTAGGCTCAGAATTAGCTCAACTCAAAGAAGACATCCAAGCAGCTCGCGAGAACATGTTTGGACGTAGACTATTTGAAGCATTTGCTCAAGAATTCGCAGTTACACACCTAAGTGAAAATGCTGAATTCGCTAAACTTAAAGCAGAAATTGCAGAGAAAGATGCAATGATCGCTGAAAGCAAAAAAGCAATCGCTGAAAAAGAAGTATTAGTTGAGTCAAAAGAAAAAGAAGTTCGAGTGATCAAAGACACAGTGGCTCGTAAAGAGGCGCTAAATGAGTTGCTCAAACCGTTAAACAAAGAGAAAGCTGAAGTAATGACCAGCCTACTCGAAAGTGTGCAGACAGAAAGACTACAAGCTGCATATGAAAAGTATCTACCAGCAGTTCTAAACAATGCTCCAGTTGCTAAGTCTGAAAAGACTGTGTTAGCTGAAAGTCGTGTAGAAGTGACAGGTGATAAATCTGCTAAGAAAGACGTTGCTGAAGCTACTAATGTAGTCGACATCAAACGTTTAGCAGGGCTAAAATAGTAGTAAATTTTTTATAAGGAAAAAAAGAAATGACAACCCAACTATTAGAAAGCCGTTGGACAGAGACCAAAGACGCCCTGTTAGAAGGTCTACAAGGTTCTAAAAGAACCTCAATGGCAATCATTTTAGAAAATACGAAGAAGCACTTGATGGAGACCGCAACTAGTGGCGCTACAGCAGTAGGTAACGTAGCTACATTAAACCGCGTTATTCTTCCAGTAATTCGTCGAGTAATGCCTACAGTTATCGCTAATGAAATTATTGGCGTTCAACCAATGACTGGTCCAGTTGCACAAATTCATACACTACGTGTAAGATATGCTGATTCAACTCCAGCAGGTGCAGTAGGTGACTCAGCAGTGCCAGGTGACGAAGCACTATCACCATTCAAGATTGCTTACAGCTATTCAAGCCAAACTACAACTGGCTTAGCAGCATCAACAAGCTCACTTGAAGGTACACCAGGTTCACGTATCAACGTTCAAATCTTAAAACAAGTTGTTGAAGCGAAAACTCGCAAACTATCAGCTCGTTGGACATTTGAAGCTGCGCAAGATGCACAATCTATGCACGGT